CCAGAAGAATCAGCAGCAATGTAACCAACACGAACAGTTTTGATAAGATCTGTAGAAGTAGAGGAAACTGGTCCGAATAGATATGTTTTTGCACTAAATCTTAGAGTATATAATAATACTCTTCTTGTACTAAAATCCCCTTCATATTGATCATCCATTGTAATATTTTCTAATATTACAGGAATATCTCTTTTTTCTCCAATGGTTGATACTAAATCAACAGATAAAGAATATGAGGGTTGAAAATAAGGAAGAATTTGCTCTACAATCTGTAAAGCATCATCATTTAATTTTGTCATAATACTCACTTCAAAGTTCATATTATAAGGAACTGGCATATAAGTTTTCTTACTTGTAGATTTAGAACTACTTTGAGGAGATAAAAATGTTTGAGTAGTAGTTACTTTACGAGTAGGATCATATTGCATTCCGATAAATTCAAATGACATTCGAGGTAATGTAATTTGAACTGACTTATTAAGATTGGGAGATTGTTCAAGACGTGCTAAGAACTTTTGAGTAGGACCATATGCTAAAGGTACACGAATAACACTTTGCACATCATCATCACTATTGGTATGTTTAATCTCCATTCCATTAAACAGAGTACCAAAAGAAATAATGGTTTTTCTTAATATTTCGTGATAAAAATACTCAAACATTACTCAACACTATTATTAGCTCTATTTAGGGTGTTCCGAATGGGTTCTTCTCAGAGAAGTCTAAAATATCATCTGCCGCATCCTCAATATTATCATTATCTGCATAAGGAGTAACCAAATCATCTTTGTTTATTACTCTAACTTCTCTAGTTGCATTGGTTCCTACAATATCTTCACCCTTCGTCCATGTTCCATCAACAATCTTAACTTCCAAAACACCAGTACTTGCGTTCCAACTATTGACTATACCTGTTGTACTACTTGCTGCACCCGTGACAGTCTCACCTACTGAGTAATCACCGAATGCACCAGTGTCTGGAGCAGCAATCGTAATAGTAGGAGTATCTCCTACAGTATAACCAATACCCGCATCTGTCCACCTAATCGCAGTAACAATACCAGCAGAACTAATAACTGCTCTTGCACTAGCAGTCGTACCAACCCCTGGTCCTGCAATAGTGACTAAAGGTTCGTTAACGTATCCAGAACCCCCTTCAGAGATCGTAACTATTCCAAGGGTTCCATCTGCTATTTCGCTTGTTGCAGCGGCACCTACCCCTGTCTTATGAATGAATCCAATACCAGGAGCAACCGTATACCCGTATCCAGGATTTCTGATTTCAACTCCTTGAACCTTCGTATCTAACACTCCATCACAATTAATTAAATTATCAATCAATGTGGCAATTCCAACAGCAGTTACCCCTCCAGAAGGTGCAGAAGAAATAGCAACTCTTGGTGGGTATTGATTAACTGTAGAAGTTACGTAATTATAACCCCTATCAGTAAGAGTAACTGTTCTTAATCCACCCTCAGTTACAATTCCAGTAATAGCAGTTGCTTGAACCGCATCTGTTACCAAAGTAAGAGTCTGAATATAACCCTTATCAACAACAGTATCATCAATATCTTCAACCCCAACATCAACTATCTCATCTTCATAACGGAAGAGTTCACATCTTAATTCATAAACATAATTCTTTTGAAGTTGGTAGAATGGTTTTTCATGCTCTACATACTTAATCTCAAATAAACGATCACCTAATGGGAAGTATATCAAATCCCCTTCTTTAGGTCTCGTAGATAATTCAATGTTAGGTATATTCTTAATAAGGGGTGAAATATAACTAGAAAACCTTTCTTGAGATATAATAAGATTTAAATCATCTAATTCTTGAATTCCAAATTTAGATAATAAAGTTCCTACCCCTTCATACCCCTCATAAGTATCAACGTATGCCTCTATAGGGTATGCATCAGTAAACTTAGATTCAATTACTTCTTTAATAACAGTATTTTTTGTTACATACTGTCTTGGAAGATAATAAACCTCTATTCCATAAATCTTAAGCTGCTCATTAACTAAATCTTGAATAAGATTCTGTTCACTAGTTGCACCTTGCTGAAAGTAGGGATTAAGAGCCATGGTACTAACCTACCATGTCTAAAGGTGGCAACTCATAGGTACTAGACATTCTCTCCATAAGTATATCAATGTCTTTTTGTCCATCATCATAAATTTGCCTACCGTTTAATTCTATTCCTCCAGGTAATTTAACACCTCCAAACTTAAGAAGATTTTGTCCCCATTGCCTCTTCATTAATGCAGTAGCATACTGTTTTAAGAATTGAGAATTCCAAACCCTACCATAATCACTTGGATCAAGAAGACGATAACAATCGATAATTAGCCAATCATCTACATTAACACTATCCCAATCTATATCCAAATATAATCTGTCTTGTCTCTTATTAAATCTAATTTGTTTTTCAGTAGTTAGAAGAAAATTAATATCCTCCAAATACGTTTTTGTCATTGCATAAGTTAGAAGCTCAGTAGCACCCCAAAAATAAATATCATTCAAAAATAGCTGATATTTCACACTAAACATATTGTTAGTTATAGTGTTACTTCCATCAAAATGGAATATTTTATAAACACCAATAACTTCAGGAGGAACTTGCAAGAAATTGTTATTTTCTTCAAAGGAGAAAGTACTTGTTATGCCAACAGTAGACGTAGCAGTAGTAGTCGTAATTCCTACTACATCGGTAGAACCAGGACCTTTTCCGCGATCAATATCTCCTTGACGAATTTTATACTTTAAATACGTCTGTGCTGCACCATCAAAGGTTCTCTCCTGAAACATTTGAAGAGCATCATCAATCAAATCTTCACATTGTTCCGATGCAAGGTTAACCTCCAGTACAGGAGCACCCAACTGCCTTAAGCAATATGTTTTAAAATCTGATCTACTTGATGGTTGCATTTAGACAATACCCCTTGATATATTTATGGCGATGAAGAAATGCCTGCTACTACTATAATTGTTCCTGATGCTATATCATAGATTGTTGAAGCAGTTCCAGGTCGAGTAAATGTTACCCCTGTTCCTGGTAACACTTGTGAATTCAATGTATTAGCAGATCCCACCTGAACTTTAAGTGTGGTAGTTACTCCCACAACGGGTGCACTTGCAATACTCGATCCAATAGAAATAGAATCTCCTACAGCAACATTAGCAACACTATTAACCGTAAATGCAGTAGTTCCTATCCCAGCAGTAGATCCCGCTGAAATAGCAGTTGTTAATACTGTTTCGGTTTCTGTATCACCGGTCATTAAAAGGTTCCAGACATATCTTCCGGCACTTAAGTCAGTGGTTTGAGTAGCACCCAACGATACATCAAATTTACCCCCAGCAGCACTTGTTAATCCTACATTAAAAGTTCTAGTAGCTCCTAAAGTTGCTCCCACAGCAACACTCTTTACCATTTGAGCAGATCCACTCCATCCGGTAAAATCGAAAGCAGTACCATTAGGTCTAGTAATGGTAAAACCATCGATGAAAGTTGCTCCTGTGTTAATCTTTAAATTAACACCTTGAGAAACTCCAGCATCTGGATCAAATACAAAGGAATGTTGTGCCATTAGATACTTCTCTCTGCTAGAACTTTAAGTAAAGATTTAATTTCACCAATTTCAGATTCTAAATGGTCAAGTCGCTCTTTTTCAGTGTCTTGAAATTTCTTTCTAGACAGATAAGCTTCATATCCGGATTTATTGGTATTAATAATAGCATTAGATTGAGAATCTCTAAAAAGATAATTTTCTCCTTCAACTGGGATAAGATTCTTTTTCATATTAAGCAAGAGCAATAGCTCTTAGATCCTGAATAACAGGAACAAGTGCCTGATTAGTTGAAGACATCACAAGTTTAATCCTAAAGATCTTAAAGGCAGGAAGATCATCTACAGTGAAACGATATTCCTTAAATGATCTTGGAGTAGCAATGAAATCATAGAAGGTATTCTTAACAATTTGATTATCAGGTTTTCCATTATTTGCAGAAGGATCAATTATTCTCACTAATCCTGCTTGTTCTTCTCCTGAGGAAGTTCCTCTAGCAAGATTAACATGTCCTGGGAATGGAGTAAAAATAACATCCTCTTCAATATCATTTTGAATAGAATAGAATCCTCTAATATCATTCGCCTCATTAATGGCACCAGTAAGAAGGAGATTTATTGCAGTAGCAGAATTTTCCAACCTAACTGGTCTAGAAACATAATAGAAGGCACTAGGATCCTCAACAATAGTATTTGCTCTCTTATCCGTTATATAATTACTAATAGGTGCATTAACTCTATTTGAAGTAAATGTGATTGTAGGATTAGAAAGATCAATCATTGGAGAAAGTCGCTCATCTGCACTTAATAAATCCATATTAACACTAAATGATTTTCTTCCAGGAAGATTTTGCAATCTAGCGTCTTCATTAACTTGAGAAGCAATAACTCTTGGAGTATCAAAATAATTTGGTGCCCCTAAAGAAACAGCTTGGAATCCCTTATCTACATAAGGATTTTCAGTACCATTAACACTCTTACCACTAATAGTTCTTACAGCACTGGAAATCGTTGTCAATTTAGGATTAATAGTAATAATATCAGGAGTTACCATTTCAAATGGAATATTATAAGTTGCCTTAGTAACACTTCCCCCAGATTTCTTAGTTTCATTAAAATAGAGTGGTGGGAATGATCCAGAACCAGTTCTGTCGGTCATATCAGTTCCGGTAGCCATAGGAGCCTTAAGATAATAATAGTCCAATCCTATTTGCTCGGAAATATCACCATCAGCTATATCATGAGTTCTATTAATTCGGAGAAGTGAAACACCATTCATCTCATACTTATATACAAGATTTCCATTATCATAAGGGAAAGCTACAGTATTATCTCTAGCA